TACACCCATTAATAAAAATTGATGTCTGCGTATAGATTTACTAACACCTGATTGTTGCATTGTTTTTAATGTTCCTATTTCAGCATTAATATCTTGAAATGCTTGTTCAATAGTTCTTCTTGTAACTGCTTCATTAACTTCATCATATTCTATATTAGCAATAGGTAGTGGTATTGTTGATTTTTCTGCCATTATCGTTTGCCATCCTGTCTAAGTTCTAATCTTAAATCTCCTAATCGCCATCCAAAGTTATCTGCTGTATTTTCTATTCTGATAGCACTTTGCCTGCTTCTTGCTCTAGTATTTGTAAATGTAGAGTTAGGAGTAACAGCAACTGTTTGTAATGTAGATAAACTTTCTAACGGATAGTTTCTACCTTTGATAACAAAATTTACAGTATTAGCTGTATCATCTGATCCTCTGTATTCAAGGTCTGGTATAAGTTTAGATATAAACATAAAATTTTCACCATCAGGGTCTAAATCAAAATCTGATGATTCTATAAATGCTGTAAATGAAGAACCATCTGCACTATGACCTGTTTCGTGATTATATAAATAATTATTATCTGTAGTATCTAACTTACCAGTAGCTATAGGATTATCTAATATATATGCTGGATTCCAAGCTGTTCTAGTAAAGCCATCATTAGTTGTACCTATAGTCCAAGATTGTTCTAAATAATTGTATGTAATATATTTATCTACTTCAGTAGAGCTAGCACTAGGATAGAACCATATAATTTCATTATGTTGTGGTATTGATGCAGCAAATACTTTAAAAGATTGAGAATAATTAAAGTCATCAAACACATGATCTAAAACAGAACATGGTAATCTTTGAGCAGAACCTGCATATTGATAAAAGGCTCCATTATCCATAAAGAAGACTGTATTACCACCTGTTGCCATAGCATTAGGTGATATTAAAGACATTCCAGTTGCTACTTCATTAAAACTAAATATAAAAGGTGCTCCAACAAAACGCATTGAAACTATACCTGCATCTGTCCAAATAAGTATTTCTTGTCTTGTTTGCATAGCTCCTATTATTGTAGAGCCTGTAGAAAGTTGTACACCACCTGCTGAATTAGTTGCTGTAGGTGTCCAATCTACTGCACTTTCTGCATCAGAAAAACGTACTAATAGTGGGTCAATTGTTGAAGAACCTATAGGATTGCATCCAAATGCAATAACATGACGATCAATATCTGACATCATTATTTGAAATACTGATGTTGGCACATTACTAGCACCTGCTCTACTACTGGCTGCTACTGCTCTTGTTCCAACTCCAGATGATTCATCCCAATAAAATATTGTTCCATTTCTAGGTGCTGCAATAGTATCATCTCCAAAACTATCTAAACTCCATAATCTAAGCTGATTTGTTAATGATAAAGCTGGAGATTCACCCCATGTTCCATCACTCCATGCTCCTGAACCAAATCCACTATAAGGAACATAAAAATCTAAACCTATATTTATTTGATATGCAGCAACTGTGCTAGAACCACCATTACCAGTATCTGATGAGTTTGCTGTTATTTCACTACCACTAGAATTTTTTGCTTCTATTGTGTAAGAGTTAGTATTAACAATCGTATCTATTTCATATTCTTGATTAAGTATTGAAGCAGTTATATTGCCTCCTAAAGATACTGCATCACTAAAAGTTATAAAATCTCCTTTTACTGCACCATGTCCATTTTCAGTTACTGTTATGGTTGCATCACCATTTGATGCAGAAAAAGTTGCATCACCTGCACTTGTCGTTAATCTTATGGGAGTAATATCATTAAAGGTAGTACCTTCTTGCACATATAATTTTTTATGTGTTCCTAAAATTTTATACTTTGTAGATTCGATATCACTATAAACATGAATTTTTCTACATGTTCCTAAAAAAGAACTAGAGGTATGTTTTTGCCAACCTCCTATTTTTTCTGGTCTACCTTTTCTAAATCTTACTTTATCTGCATCAAACCAACCATTCTCATTTGAGTAATTAGTACCTTCTTTATTTATTCCTGGTTTAAATACAAATTTAGCGAATGGCATAGCTATACCTCAGTCCAATCTTTACCTTCAAAGAGTAAAGCTTCACTTTTTCTTCTTTTAATTAAACCTTCATTTACTTCGCCATTAACTTTATTCCATCTTTGTATTTGATAAGGTATATCTGCCCAATCAACATGGGTGCTGTTCAAAATTTTCAGAAGAGAAGAATTTTTAAGGTTTGTAGGTCCGAGATTGAACACCCACGATACCATTGCGTCAAATTGATTTTGATTAAGTTCAACCTTAACCATGTCGGTTATATATCCTTCGTATTCTTTTAGCTCATGTGCTAGTAAATCTTCAGCTTCTTCCATGGTAATTGTAATATTATCTTCTACAGGTGTACCATCTATTAATTTTAAAGAACCAAAACCTATTGTAGGTTTGTTGGCAGGACATCTATAAGAAACAGCATTACCATCTGCATCTTTAGGACAACCTTCATAATGTTTTATAAGCGTAATGCCCTCTTGTGATATTTGCATTTTAGTCTCCTTTGTCGCTTGTATGAGATGCCCCAAAATAAAACGAAATAATTGCACTCGCTAATCCTCCTAAATACCCAAGCACTAAATTAATTAATGCTTCGCTGTTTTGTTCTGGTGGTTGTAGAGTAACTAAAAATATATAACCAAGAAATCCACCTATGGTTACTAAACCAATAATACGAGCAGTCCAATCTTTACTAAACATACTTCTAGCGTGTTGTTTTTCTTGAGTTTCTAGGGCAAACAAATCAATATCAGCTTCTTTCATTTTAGCTTCAAATTCTTTTTCTGCTTTTTTAATTTCTATTAACTGTTCAGGCGTAGCATTAGCTAAAGCTTGTTCTATTGATTTAGGTTTGTTTTCTACACCTAAAACATTAGAAATTACATCTCCTGCCATTTTACCAAACGGACCACCTAACGCAGTTCCTAATGTTGGGGCTACTGCTCCTACAATATTTTTTAACATACCTTTCATGTTGACTCCTGTACTGTATAAATTTCAACTGGTTTAGCAATTCCTTTCATTGCTACAGGTTTTAATTTTATTAATTTTATATCTGTTTGTGTAGCAGTGTTATGTGCAATTACTATATCTTCTCCTACTTCTTTACAACTACTTTCACATCTAGCTGCTAAATTTACATTACTGCCTATGGCTGTAAAATCAAATCTAGTATCGCTACCCATATTTCCTATTACCGCATCCCCACTATTAATTCCTATTCCTATAGCAATACCTAAATTTGCTTTTTGCATTTCTTTTTTAATTTCTATAGCAGTAAGTATTGCTCTATCTTCGTGCATATCTAAATCTATTGGTGCGTTGAATATTGCCATCATTGCATCGCCAATGTATTTATCAACCATGCCTCCATATTTTTTTACAGCATTAGCTTGTATAGTAAGAGCCTTGTTCATAATTTGTGTTACTTCTTCCATCTGTAAATAAAAAAGTACAGTATTTACGTTCTCCTCCAAGTTTTAATAATTCTGGATTATTTTGTAATTGTTTTACTTGTCTTGGGTCAAGATAATGTTCAAACTGTTTTTTTATTTGTTGTCTTAGTTGATATTGTTGTTTAAATCTTAAATAAAATCCTATAAATCCTGTAATAAACTGTGATATTAAAGACCATGTTACGTCTATTAATAAACCACTAGTTATAAGTTTATAGCCTATAAATCCAGTAGATAAAAAATATACACCAGTGAATACTAATCCTAACCATACTCCAAAAATATTTATTGAATACCATACTAAAATTACTGTTATCACTAAAATTAATAATTCAACAGCTAAACTCCAATCTGGTATATAAGGACTATCTTGTATTAAAATTGATTCAGCAAGTGCTGCTTGAATTTTATGTGGTTCAAGCAATCCAACTGGTGTAGCTATCTGTGGCATAACACCATTTGCTGTAACGCCCACGATTACAAACTTACCATTAACTTGCATCTCATCTAATGTTGTTTGTTCTGTATCAATCCAACTAATCCATTTACGACCTAAACTGTCTGTTTTAACTGGAGGTATTCCTCTGATTGAAATTTCTTCAATACCATTATCATTAGTTTTTATAATATAAGTTTTTACATCAAATAATGATTTATATATTTGTGTACCAAAACTAGGAATCCAGTCGTTGTTAGGTGTTCTTACTAATAAAGGTATTTTTCTTACAAGTTGGTCAACATCAGTGGGAGCAATGGCTAAACCTTGTAGCGTGTGATTGGATAAGAGAGGTAGGTTTTCCTTTACTCCCAAACTTATTATACCACCATAGTCCTTACCTTTTACAACCGTTCCTGTTGGTTTTGGATAATTTCCTTTATTATCTTCAAACATAGCTATAACAGATGGTGCATAACCTAAAGACCTAGCAAAATCTACATCACCACCAAATCTATCTGCTTGTGGGAAAGATATTACCCAACCAACTCCTAAAGCACCATTACCAAGTATTTCTAAATTTATATCTGCTAATCTTTTTCTTGGAAGTGGATAACCGCCTTCTTTTTCTATATCCTCTTCAGTAATATTTAGTATGACAAAATTACCCGATGGTTCATATTTTTTTACAAACTTATCAAAAGTTTTTAATTTTATTATCTGTGTAGGTATTGTATTAAATAGCAAAGGTAAACTAAGCAATACAATTAAAGGTAATATTAATTTATTCATTTAATCACTTTGAGTTATAGTAATTATAGAGTCACTACCACCATTAATTTTTATAACATTAGATACACCATCTTGTATTAAAATTACGGTATAAGCATTACTACCATTAACATCAACTCGTACACTTTCATTCACTTCTCTACGTAAGCTTACTATGTTACCAGTAATAAAAGCTGTAATTTGTGTATCTGGGTCTTTGCCTAGTAGAGTCCCACTTATCTGTGTAGATGTAGCTTGAGCCAGTACATCTTCTT